CAGACCTGCGTCGGACCGCCCGGATTACGGGGATGATCGCGGCCGTCAGACCGAGATGGTGATGCCCTTGTCGCGCAGGGGCTCGCGGATGCTGGCAAGGCTGTGACCAGCGCCGAGGACAAGGGCCTCGCCGATCAGGTCGCCCGTCTCGTAGGCCATCACCTCGACATCGCCGGCGGTGGCGTCGACGGCATAGGGCAGGACGAGGTCGGGCACCTGGCTGCCATCGGTCGCGGCCGCGGCCGACAGGGTGGCCTTGCCGCCGACCGTGATCGTGCCGAGGACGGAGCCGAGGGCGTAGGAGGCACCGCCAAGCAGCACCACCTTGCGGGTGAGCGGCGAACCGCGGCGGACGAGGGTCGCAGGCGCGGTGGACGTCTGCGTCGAATACGAAGCGCGCTCGTACATGAGGGCGGATTCCTTTCAGCATGGACGGCAGCGCCGCCCGGGGTGGTGGTGGATCAGCCCGCCTTGGGCAGATGGCTGAGGGCGCGGTGGCCGGCCGACTTGGCCAGGGCGAGGATGCCGGTCGCCTTCTCGGCGCCCGTCTTCGGCTTGCCCTTATCCGAGCCGGTCACCTTGCCAGCGGGCAACTCCTCGGGCTGCACCGCGCCGGCGCGCAGCTGGTCAACACTGGCACCGCGGGTGCGGGCGGCCTGCGCCAGACCGATCGCGAAATCGCCGGCGGTCGTGCCCTGCTCGATGGCGGTGCGCAGCGAGGCAGACATGGTGGTCTCGGGGCACAGGTCGGTCAGGGCGAGGATGCGCGTGCGCTCGTCGGCCGCGCTGGCGCCGCCGGCAGTCGGCTCGTCGATCTCGGTCACGGCGATGTCGGCGTGGCCGGCTGCCGCCAGCACCGCAGCCAGTGCGGTGGCGTTGGCGGCGCTGCCGACGATCTTGAGGCTCGTGATGCCGGCGAGGACCTGGTTGTCGCTCGCCAGCGCTTCGGTTTCACCCGGCATTGCAGTCTCCATGGAAGCACGGGGGCCCGATCGGGCGGCCCGGTTGGGTTTGGTCGGCTTGCGGCCGTTCACGATGGCGGTGAACTCGGCTTGCGAGTCGGCCCACCCCATGACCTTGTCAGCGAGGCCGGCCTTCACCGCCTCCTCGCCACGAAACACGCGCGCCTCGGTCGCCCGGACGGCTGCATCGGTCATCCCGCGCGCGGTGGCGACGTGGGCGACGAAGCGGCCATAGGCGTGATCGATATCCGTCTGGATCGACGCGCGGACGTCCTCGGGCAGTGCCTCGAACGGGTTGCCATCCGCCTTGTGGGCGCCGGCATGGATCAGCGTGACCTTGATACCGGCCTGCTCCAGCTGGCCGGAGAAGTCGGCGTGCATGGTGATGACGCCGATCGAGCCGGCATAACCCAGGTCCTGCACCGTGATCTCGTCGCAGCAGGCGGCGATCGCATAGGCGGCGGACGCACCGACGCCGCGGATGATGGCGCGGCTCGGCTTGCTGCCGCGGTCGGCCATCATCCGGGCGACCAGCTCCATCAGGTCCGCGACCTCGCCGCCCGGCGAGTTGATATCGACGATCGTGCCGCGGACGTTGGTGTCACGCTGCGCGAAGCCCCAGGCAGCCGCGATCGCGTCATAGCCGGTGAAGCCCGATGAGGGGCTGACGCCGCCGCCATTCTCGGCGACCAGCTCGCCGCGCACGTTGATATGCGCGATCCCGTCGGTGACATCGAGGACGTCGGTGGCGGTGAGGTCCGGGCGGCGCTGGTCGGCGGTGCGCTGCGCGCTGATCCCCTCGCGCGCCGCGGCCGCCCGCGCCTGCATCTCGGCCATATCGAGTTGCTCGCCGCCGGCGTGCATCAGCAGCTGGCTGACGTCGAAACGCGGACCGACCGCGCCCAGCACGATCGCGGCCGTGGAGGGCAGGACCGCGAGCGGGGTATTGAAAAGCCGGCGCGTGATGTTCGCGCGGCTGAAGGAGCGGAAGCTCATTCGTCGTCTTCCTTCTTGCTGTCGCCATCGGCGTTGGCATCATTGGCGGGGGTGGCCTTTGCGGCGCCGGCGGGGCTCGGGACCGGCAGGCCCTCGTCGACGATCGCGCGATGTTCGCCGCCGCGGCGCGCGATGTTCTCGCGATAGTTGCCGCCGGTCAGTTCGGCGGTGATGTCCTCGCCGGTGCGCCAGCAATTCGCCTGCTGGACCTCGAACCCCTTCGCCTCCTGGAGGGGATTGAGCGAAATCTTGCCGTCGCCGCGCCAGTCGACACCGGTCCAGGCGGCGCGGACGCGCAGGTCGCGGAAGAAGCCGGGCATGACGTAATCGCCGCGGGCGACCTTCTCAGCGATGAAACAGACATAGGTGAAGACCGACAGGTCACCGGTGAACCAGGCCCGCTCGCTGCGCACCAGCAGGTACAGCACCTCCAGCTCGGCCTTGCTGGCGGTGTAGCTGGAATTGAACATCAGCATCAGCACGCCGGCGGGGACGCCCAGCGCGGCGCCGATCTGACGGACGATCGCCTGGAAAAACGGGTCGAACGCGGAATTCGGGCGGCCGGGACTCTTGATCTCGACGTCCGCGTCGCTGTCGATCTCCATCACCGAGCCCGCTTCGAACCGGTATTGGTTCGGCTGGTCGGGCGGCGGGGCGCCGACGCCGGCGTCGCCCTCGGCCCCGCCCTCGTCGTCATAGTCCGGCTCGGGCATCGGCTGCGCGCCGGGCGACTTGTAGACGACGGCGATCATCGCCGACATGACGGTGGCGTACAGCTCGGCGTCGGACGCATCCGACAGCGTCTTCAGCGGCTCGATGATCGTCGCCAGCATCCCGACGCCGCGGGCCTGTTCGGGGCGCTCGGCCTTGAAGACGTGGAGCACGCGCGGCAGTTCGAGATCCCGGTCCCACGCCTCGATCCGCTCAGGAACCAGCCCGTCCCGCGCGCGCAGCAGCAGGTCGCCCGGATGCTGCTTCAGGATGTGATAGGCGACCGGCGCATCGTAGGCGTCGACCTCGACGCCGCCGAAGACGCGGTTACCGGTCAGCTGGTACCGGGCACCGTCCATGACGCCCACCGGGTTCTTCAGCCGGTCGGCCTCGATCAGCTTCCACGCCGTCTCGACCACCCGGCCCGGCTGATCTTCAGGCATCACGCGCAGGGCGAGAATGTCGCCCGACGTGGCGGTGCCGCGATAGGCGACAGCCTGCTGACCGTAGCCGGTCGACTTCCGCTCCGCGTCGACGTCTTTCGACATCATGTAGGCGTCGTAATCGCGCGCCAGCGTGCGCTGCCAAGCATCGACCTCCTCGGCCGTCAGGTTGAGATAGTCGCCATCGATCGCGGGGATCGCCATCAGGCCGGTGCCGACCACGAAGGTCACCATCCGATTGATGGCGGCCGTCGCGATCGGCGCGTTCATCACCGCATCGCGCTGCTCGGCGCGCAGGCGCTCCGAACCGGGCAGGATGTCGGCGTTCGCGGATCGCGCGCGGGCGCCCAGACCTCGCCGCTTGCCGCGATCACCCTGGCCGCCGCGGTAGCCGCCGCCCCCGCCGCCGAACATGGCGCTGGTAGCGGCTATCTGGGTCCGCGCAGCCAGCCGGTCACGACCGGCCTGTGGGTTCACATAGCCAATCGCGCGATCGATCAGGTTGGGGCGGACCACGACCTTCACGTCAGCGCATCCGATACGTGGCGCGACGCACGCGACCGACGGGGCGCGGCTTCACGCCGCCAAGGGACGCAACCTGCGCCTGCCAAAAAACGAGCCCCGCCCGGATTTCCTTCAGGTCCGCACGCGTCACCTCACGGCCGTCAGCGAAGCCGACCGCCTGCGCGCTGAGAACGTCCTTCTCCGCCTTCAGGTACTCGCCAACGCGCGCCGCGGCGATGTCCAGCGTAATGCCGAGATCGGCCATAGTGCGATTCCTTCAGCTGGAGCGGACGACGCGAACCCCGCGCCGGGCGCCCGATCGGCCGCCCCGCTGCGCCGGCCGGCTGGCCTGCACGACCCGGGGGCCGGTCGACGTCGGCGTCGGCGGTGACGGGTCGGTCCCGTCGTCATTCTCGGCCACGGGCGGCGCGGCGATCGCCGGTGCCGTCGGCCGCGGCGGCCGGGCCCATTGCGGGACGCGGCCAAGGTTCTGATCGAGGCCGACCAAGCGCAGCATCACCACGATCGCGTAGATCAGCAGGTCCCACGTCTCGTTGCGGACACCCTCGGGCTTCACGAAGATGCCCTCGACCTGTTCCTCGGCGCGCAGCTCGGCAACGTGCTTGGCGTGGGCCGGTTCGGCGAACTCGCGCGGTAGGTCGATGAAGCCCGGACCTTTCAACGGCCGGCGCAGGCGGTGATCAGCCATGATCTTCACGCGGTTGACGTTCGGCACGAATAGCTCGCACTCTGGCGCGCCCTCAACCTGCCGCTTCGCGTCCACCGTCGGCGCTGGCAGCAGGCGGCCGTTGGGCCGGTTGCCGCCCTTCAGCAGCGTGATCGCCGTCGCCGGTACCGGTTTCCGGTTCTGCTTCAGGCTACCGGTGACCATGTCATGCCACCAGGCATAGGCATTATCGGTGGCATCGTCCGATCCGCCGGTATCGACGCCGGTGCAGAAGATGCGCGCGAACAGCGACGGATCGCGCTGCAGCGGGTACCGGCGGCGCAACACCTTGTCGTACAGCACCGACCAATGCTCGCGCCGGGCGAACGGCTCGACCTTGGTGATGCCGTCGCCCAGCGTCAGGATATCGAACCGGTCGATGATCCAGGCGCGGTTGCCGACGCCGTGCCCGACGATCATCACCGAGAACCGGTCGACACCGAGGTCGACGGTGGCCGTCAGCGCGATCACGCCGTCCGGCACCTGCCCGACGCTGTAGGTCGACTGTTTCGCGCGAGCGACCAGCATGTCCTCGGTCACCGGCGCGTCCCCCGTCGACCGCGCGACGTAATTCCGGCCGACCTTGGTCTGAAAGAAGATTGGACCCTTATATTTCAGTGACTTAGTGGATAGCGGCCACCGCTTGTGGTCCCGGAATGGTCAATCTTGCGGCCATCTGATCCGCGAAGGCGTGCCGCTGGTCCGCTTGGAGCACAGAATGCGTGTACACTTGCAGGGTCATATCGAACGCGCTGTGGCCCATCAGCTTCGCCACGTCGGGTAGCGGCGCACCGGACTCGATCAGCATACTCCCGTAGAAATGGCGGAGGGCATGGAAATGATAAGGAGCCTGATCGTCCAACAGCTCGGCACGTTGGAGCACG